TTGCCCAGATGCCGCTGGCAAACGCGAAACAGGTTATCGAGTCCGTTGGCCACCAGGTGATCTCCGCTGAAGCCCTGAAAACCTTTGCTTCCAGTGTGGAAGGCGGTAAGCGCATCAGCATCCCGGTTAAGGCTGCCCTGACTTCGGTGGATGTGCCTGATGGTGTTGTAGAGCCACAGCGCCTGCCGGGTATTGATACGGCACCGAAACAGCGCCTGTTCATCCGCGATTTGATCGCTCCAGGCCGTACGTCCTCCTCAGCTATTTTCTGGGTGCAGCAGACAGGCTTTACCAATAACGCGAAAGTGGTTCCTGAAAATACGCAGAAACCATACAGCGAAATTGAGTTCACGCCGAAAATCACTGGCGTCAGCACCATTGCCCACCTGTTCAAAGCCTCAAAGCAGATCCTGGATGACTTCGCACAGTTGCAGTCCACCGTTGATGCCGAAATGCGCTACGGGCTGAAGTATGCAGAAGAGCAGGAAATTCTCTTCGGTGATGGTACCGGCGTTCATCTGCACGGCATCGTTCCTCAGGCGTCAGCGTTCAATCCGGCGTTCACTGTCGAACAGCAGAGCGGGATTGACGATCTGCGTCTGGCAATGTTGCAGGCACAGCTGGCACGCTTCCCGGCGTCTGGTCATGTTCTTCACTTCATTGACTGGGCACGGATCGAGCTGACCAAAGACAGCCTGGGTCGTTACATTCTGGCGAACCCTGCGGCGCTGACTGGTCCGACTCTGTGGGGCCTGCCGGTTGTTGCAACGGAAGCGGCAGCCTTCCAGGGTAAATTCCTGACCGGTGCATTTAACGCTGGCGCGCAAATCTTCGATCGCGAAGATGCGAACGTGGTTATCTCCACGGAGAACGCGGACGACTTCGAGAAAAACATGATCACCATCCGTTGCGAAGAACGTCTGGCGCTGGCTGTGAAACGCCCTGAAGCGTTCGTGTACGGTTCATTCAGCACCGGCGCGGGTAGCTGATAACTATTGCGGCCTTCGGGCCGCTTTTTTCGGGGCAAACAAATGCTTGATCAGAATGTGGTGAAACAGCATTGCCGCATTGATACCGACTTTATGGGTGATGATGCTCTGCTGGAGATTTACGCAGGTGCAGCGGCTCGGTACGTCCAGACATGGACACGCCGAACGCTCTATGAAAAGGAAAGCAGCCCTGGCTACGCTGACGATCCGGACCCGATACTGCTCAATGATGATGTTAAGGCAGCCATGCTACTGCTTATCGGTCACTGGTATGCAAACCGGGAATCCGTGTCCATCGGGCAAACCGTTGCAGAGGTCCCGCTTGCAGTTGAAGCCCTGCTTCAGCCATACCGAATTTACGGAGTGTAGGAGGAGTTATGCAGGCCGGAAGACTGAGAGACAGGGTGGTAATTCAGAACATCACAACATCCAGAGACCCTTCTGGTCAGCCTGTTGAAACGTGGCATGACGGCGCGACTACATGGGCAGAAGTTAAAGGTATCAGCGGGCGTGAGCTTGTAGCGGCAGGTGCAGAAACGGCCGTAGCCACTATCAGGGTATGGACTCGATTTCGTAACGATATAACTGCTGCGTCAAGACTCAGGGTTGTGACTGGCCCGTTCAAGGGAGTCATTCTAAATATCATTGGTCCGCCAATCCCTGATTCTCGTGGCATTCAGCTCGAAATTCTTTGCAAACAGGGTACCGAAAAATGATTGAGACAAGCCTCGATTTTTCCGGGCTGAATGACATCGCAAAGGATCTGGAGGCGCTTAGCCGTGCCGAAAACAACAAGGTTCTGCGTGATGCTACGCGCGCCGGTGCCGAAGTACTTAAGGAAGAGGTGATCGCACGCGCACCAGTGCGCACCGGGAAACTGAAAAAAAACGTGGTGGTGGTGACCCAAAAAAGCCGCCGCCGCGGGGAAATTTCTTCCGGCGTCCATATTCGTGGCGTTAACCCGCGCACCGGCAACAGCGATAGCACGATGAAGGCGAATAACCCGAGAAACGCCTTTTACTGGCGATTCGTTGAACTGGGAACAGCCAACATGCCTGCGCATCCGTTTGTACGACCCGCTTACGATACGCGCGAGGAAGAGGCCGCCAGCGTCGCCATTGCCAGGATGAATCAGGCTATTGATGAGGTATTGAGCAAGTGAATGAAGATAATATCTACGCCTTGCTTTCTCCGCTGGCAGAAGGACGGGTATATCCCTATGTTGCGCCATTAGGTAGTGACGGGAAACCGTCTGTCTCTCCACCCTGGATTATCTTTTCCATCGTCGATGATGTTTCCGTTGACGTGCTGTGTGGCCAGGCAGAGAGCAGGGTTTCCGTTCAGGTCGATGTGTATTCCACTTCGATCGCTGAATCACGCTCCCTGAGAGATTTGGCGCTCGCTTCGCTTAAGCAGTTAAACCCTACAGAGGTGGTAAAAATCCCCGGGTACGAGCCAGATTATCGGCTCTACCGTGCCACCCTGGATTTTAAAGTTACCCCCTGACGATTAATTCACCCAACGAACCCGCCTGATGGCGGGTTTTCTTTTTCCAGGAGACAGCTATGTCTGCACTTTACGAAAAATCGCAGCTGACGAAGATCCTTATTTCCTCTGCGCCAGCCACCAAAGAAACGATGGACTCCGCAACATTCCTCGATTTGAGTTGCACCATCAAAGAGATTCAGTTCACCGGCGGTCAGAAGCAGGATATCGACGTTACAACTCTTTGCTCAACCGAGCAGGAGAATATTAACGGCCTGCCTTCTCCGTCAGAAATTTCTCTTTCCGGTAACTTCTATAAGAATCCGGCGCAGGACGCCTTGCGTGAAGCGTATGACAACGATACGACCTACGCGTTCCAGGTTATCTTCCCGTCCGGCAAGGGCTTTAAGTTCCTGGCTGAAATCCGCCAGCACACCTGGTCTTCCGGCACCAATGGCGTAGTGGCGGCAACGTTCTCCCTGCGCCTGAAAGGTAAGCCTGAAAACATCGAGTCTGGCTCCTGAGAGGTCTCATGAAGAATATTAAAAATCTCGCCCTGGCTAAGATGTCGGGCTTTCGTCATAAGACGGTCGCAGTTCCTGAGTGGGAAGGCGTCAAAGTGGTTCTCCGTGAGCCGTCAGGTGAAGCCTGGCTGCGCTGGCAGGAAGTGGTAAAAGCGGGTGCTGATGATGAAAATGTGTCGGTATCTGAAAAGGCACACCGTAACCTTTGCGCTGACGTGGTGCTCTTCATTGACGTTCTATGTGACACCGATAAGCAACCGGTATTCAGCGTAGACGAAGAAGAGCAGGTGCGTGAAATCTACGGCCCCGTCCATTCACGCCTGCTCAAACAGGCGCTTGACCTGATCAACAATGCGGACGAAGCGCGGGAAAAGTCTCAACCCCCGGCGTAAAGTTTCTGATGTCGCTTGCGCTCCGGATGGGGCGCACGCTCTCAGAGCTTCGGCAGAATATGACGGCAAGCGAGCTTCTGATGTGGATTGAGTACGACAGGCAAAGTCCGGTTGGCGATATTCGCGGTGACATTCAGGCCGCCCAGATCGTCTCTGCCATCTACGGTTCGCAGGGGGCAAAAGTACCGCTGGACGATGCGATCCTGCGCTGGGGTGGTGAGGAGCAATCAGAACCGAATGACCCGTTTGCAGGGCTTGAGGCGGCTTTAATTGCTGCATCAAATTAGGGCGGTAAACCGCCCGTAACTTAGTTTATTTGCGATAATATAAAAACTATAAAGCCTATAAGGATTATAGCCCCTATAACTTTACCTATGTTCTCTGCTACATTTTCTGTCTGCTGTGCCTGCGCATTCAATTCTGAAGTTTTATCTAAAATGGTATCAGTAATAGCGTTAAATTCTTCGGAAAGAGTATTGTAAATAGAAATTTGAGCCTCTTCCGGCTCATTTTCAAAAAATTCGTTGATGACATCATTGCTCTCAAGTGTGGCTATGTGAATATTCTCACCTAAAGAGGATATATAATCAAAATAATCACACTGAGTTTTTGCTAACCCTCTAATTTTTAATCTGTTAGGCTTATAGGAAAGCGTTCCGTCTTCCTTTTCCCTAACTTCGTAGTAGTCATCCGGGTTGCCGGGAACTTCAAAGTTCAAGCTCAACATATATGTCTCCATGTGCAAAAAAAAGCCAAGCCTCTGAGTTGTTAGTCCAAGTGGCTATTCTATTTTCATTATTAAGGTACAAGAGATGGCGGCTCTACGCGAACTAATAATTAAAATCTCCGCGAACTCTCAATCTTTCCAGAGTGAGATTGCTCGCGCCTCACGAATGGGTGCAGATTATTACCGAACCATGCAAAATGGAGGGAGGCAATCAGCAGCCGCTGCCCGCGAAAGCGAGAGGGCACTTTCTGATCTTACTAAGGGATTTGCATCAGCAGGGAAAGCCGCCGCGGCTGCTAGCGCAGCGTTTGCTACCGGGAAAATTGTTCAGATCGCTGACGAGTGGAACTCCGTAAACGCGCGACTCAAGCAGGCATCATCTTCTGCTGACGATTTTGCAGCTTCTCAGCGTCAGTTGATGGAGATAAGTCAAAGAACTGGGACGGCGTTCGCAGATAATGCAAACCTTTTTTCCCGCGCTGCGGCTTCAATGCGTGAATACGGGTATAGCTCCGATGAAGTCCTGAAAATTACCGAAGCTGTTTCTACCGGCCTCAAACTTTCGGGGGCTAACACCCAGGAAGCGAGTTCTGTTATCACTCAATTCAGCCAGGCGCTGGCACAGGGCGTTCTTCGTGGCGAGGAGTTTAACGCTGTTAACGAATCCGGTGACCGCGTTATCCGCGCACTTGCCGCCGGAATGGGCGTGGCCCGCAAAGACCTCAAGAGCATGGCCGATCAGGGGCAGCTTACGATTGATAAGGTTGTTCCAGCTCTGGTAGGCCAGTTAGATAATTTGCAAGATGAGTTCAAAAGCTTACCACAAACGGTTTCTGGTTCCTTGCAGAAGGTTACTAACTCATTCATGCAATGGGTTGGCGGCATTGATCAGGCTACCGGCGCAACGGCAGGTTTGTCTGGCGGGCTGGATAGTTTAGCCCAAACTCTGGATGCGTTCACTTCTTCAGCTGTTAGCGGTGCCTTGAATGACGTTGCTGACAATATGTCCACAATAACAACAGTGGCTGGGGCGCTTGTTGGTGTTGGGCTGGCAAGATATCTCAGTGGAGTGGTAACTAGCGCCACGAGCGCTACCGGCGCGCTAATTTCTGCGGCTAAGTCAGAGGTTGCACTTGCTGTTGCGCAAGATAAAGCGGCTCAGTCTGCTGTTGCAGCTTCAAGGGCTGAAGTTTACCGTGCTCAGCAAGCAGTACAGAGTTCAAGAAGTGCAGATGTTCAGGCAGCTCAGCAAGAAAAAGTCGCAGCAGCTGAAGCAAAAGTTACAGCAGCTCAAGCCAGACTGACTACCGCTCTTGCAAGTGGCACCGCTACGGAAAAAGTCAGGGCCAGAACTGCACTTGAGCGTGCACAGGCAGGGCTGGTAGCAGCTAAAAATGCCGACGCCCAGGCTGTCGCTGAAAGGCGTTTGGCTTCAGCTCAGGCTGCCTTAAGCCGGAACCTTGCAAACCGTGTTTCGGCTCAAAGCAATCTCAATAGCGTGACATCCGTCGGCACTCGGCTCATGAGTGGTGCACTTGGTCTCATCGGTGGAGTTCCTGGTTTGGTTATGTTGGGTGCAGGAGCCTGGTATGCGATGTATCAGAATCAGGAGCAGGCTCGGCGTTCTGCTCAGGAATATGCCAGTCAAATTGACGAGATACGAGAAAAAACCTCCCGCATGTCTTTGTCTGAAACAGACGATAATAGGGGGAGGACTGTTGGTGCTCTGGTAGAGCAAAATCGTCTGATTGATGAGCAAGCCAAAAAGGTTGGTGAGCTGAAGACCCAGATCGATGATTTGAATGCATCGCGTGGAAAACCGGGCATTACCAGCGAGAACGATGCAAATATACTGAGAGCGATAGCTATTGTTACGGATCAGCTTGCTGTTGAAGAGGGAAAATTAAATGACATGCGAGATAAATCTCGCGGCATACAGCAGGCTCTCGAAGAAATTGAACGGCGTCGTAATGATTTAATTCGCGAACAAGCCTGGCGACAGAATGCGGTATATCAGTCGATGATCATGATGAATGGTCAGCATACTGAATTTAACCGCCTGTTGGGGCTGGGTAATCAGCTCCTTATGGCTCGTCAGGGGCTGGCTAACGTCCCGCTCAGACTTCCTCAGGCCGACCTCGACAAAAAGCAAACCGATGCCCTCGAAAAGAGCCGCCGGGATCTGGAGTTGTCACGCCTGAAGGGTGAAGCAAAAGAGCGCCTGCGACTGAGTTATGCAGCCGATGACCTGGGGTTAACCAGTGATCCGCAATTCCAGACAGGCCGTCAGGAGTTGATTAATAACGGTCTTGCTGAATGGCGGAATAATGAGGCCAACAAACCTAAGGCGAAGGGCGGTAAAACCGAAGGCGAGAAAACCGAGGATGTGTATAAGCGCCTTATCAAGCAGCAAAAAGAGCAGATTGCCCTGCAAGGCCAGAATACTGAACTGGCGAAGGTTAAATACCAGGTCAGCCAGGGGGAGCTTGCTTCTCTGACAGAAGCCCAGAAAAAGACGGTATTGCAGAATGCTGCGCTGATTGACCAGGTTAAATTACGTGAGCAACTGCGAAATTACGAAGCCAACCTTGCCGACAGTAACGCCAGCGCCCGCGCAGCCAATGAAGCGCAACTGCTGGGATACGGGCAGGGAACCAGGTTCCGTGAAAGACTTCAGGAGCAGTTCAATCTGCGTAAGGAGTTTGAGCAGAAGAATACCGATCTTCTCCGCCAGCGTCAGGCTGGTGAAATCGACGAGACGTTCTATCAGCAGGGGCTGGCACTTAATAAGCGCTACCTCGAAGAGCGCCTGCGCGACCAGGAGGGATATTACGCAGCTTCTGATGCGCAGCGTGACGACTGGATGACGGGACTGTCTGAGGGTTATGCGAACTGGGTGGACGAAGCTACTGATTATTCTTCCATGGCCGCTGACGGCATGAAGCAGGCCATGGGTGGCGCGGTCACCACGATCACCGACATGCTCAATGGCAACGTTGACAGCTGGAAGGACTGGGGCGTGAGCGTACTGAAGATCATCCAGAACGTTCTGGTGAACATGGCTGTTGCTAATGGCGTCAGCTCAATTGGATCACTGTTCAGTTTTGGAGCCTCGTCAGCCGCAACCGCCGGCAGCGGTACCGCTATTCAGAATGCTGGCGCGAACTTTACCTTTAATGCGAAGGGTAATGTTTACGACTCTCCGTCCCTGAGCGCTTACAGCAATGGCGTTTTTCAGACGCCTCAGCTGTTTGCTTTTGCCAAAGGCGCAGGGGTTTTTGCCGAGGCCGGTCCGGAAGCCATTATGCCGCTTACGCGCGCCGCTGATGGTTCTCTCGGTGTTCGTGCGGTCGGAGGTGGCGGCGGTCAGTCCGTATCGTCGGCGCCACAGGTTTATATCACTATCGATGGCAACGGCAACACCTCAACGCAAACCTCACCAGGCCTTGAGCAATTTGGTGCTGAAGTCGGGAAATTTGTCGATCAGCGATATAAGCAGAATGTAATGCGTGATATCCGCCCCGGCGGTGACATCTGGAACGCAATGAAAGGAACCCGATAACTATGGCCATTGAAACTTTCACCTGGTGCCCACGAATAAACGCGGAGGCTGATACAAGTTTCCGCGTCAGAAAAGCCCAGTTTGGCGATGGATATGAGCAGGTTTCAGGGGATGGATTGAACACCAGAACCCAGCAATGGACGCTCAACTTCACTGGCAACGAAACCTACATTTCTGCCATTAAATCTTTTCTCGACAGGCATGAAGGAACGAAAGCCTTTCAATGGAAGCCACCGCTCGAACCTTTGGGTTTGTATCGTTGCGAAACGTATAAACCCACCGGGCTTGGCGCGGGGAAATTCAACCTTGAAGCAACATTCATCCAGGCATTTAAACCATGAGCTTAAACGCAGATTATCAGAAGCTGGAATCCGGAAACGATGTTCGTCTGATTGAGGTGGACGGTTCTTCCTTTGGGCTAACGGACGTTCTCCGCTTTCACAATTACAGCATTCCCCATACAGAAGCGGAAATCATCGCCGCTGGTGGGGATGAGTCCAAGCTTCCGGCGAAACCAATCTGGTGGCAGGGAAATGAATACGCCGCCTGGCCGTATCAACTGGAAGGTCTGGAGAAATCAACCAGTGGGAGCAATGCAACGCCATCACTGACGGTTGCGAACATCGAAAGCTCCATTTCTGCTCTGTGTCTTGCGTATGACGATCTGCTGCAGGCGAAAGTCACTATTCACGACACAAAAGAGAAATATCTCGATGCCAGGAATTTCGCAGACGGTAACACTACAGCAGACCCGACTCAGGAAAAGCTGCAGGTCTGGTATATCGACGGGAAAACGGGCGAGCTTGCCGGTGAAACCGTTGAATTTGTTCTGTCCAGCCCAATGGACCTGCAGGGGCAAATGATCCCGACGCGACAGCTTCACTCCCTGTGTACCTGGTGCATCAGGAATAAATATCGCACCGGCGACGGATGCGACTATGCCGGAACCCGCTATTTTGATAAAAACAACAACCCAGTGAGCGATCCGTCGCTGGATGAATGCAACGGCACGCTGACGGCCTGCAAACTCCGATTCGGCGAAAATAACGAACTCTCGTTTGGTGGCTTTCCGGGCACGTCTTTGATCAGGAGTTGATATGCGTCAGAAAACCATCGATGCGATTATGGCGCATGCTGCAGCTGACTATCCTCGCGAGTGTTGCGGCGTGGTGGCGCAAAAAAGCCGCGTTGAACGTTATTTCCCGTGCCGGAATCTAGCCGCTGCGCCGGAGGACAATTTTGTCCTTTGCCCCGAAGACTACGCAGCTGCTGAGGACTGGGGAACGGTGATCGCCATCGTTCACAGTCACCCTGACGCCACAACGCAACCGAGCGAACTGGATAAAGCGCAATGCGACGCAACGCTTTTACCCTGGCATATTGTGAGCTGGCCGGAGGGGGATTTACGCACCATCCAGCCGCGCGGAGAACTGCCGCTGCTGGAGCGTCCGTTTGTGCTTGGACACTTCGACTGCTGGGGGCTGGTAATGAGCTATTTCCGGCAGACCCACGGTATCGAGCTCCACGATTACCGGGTTGATTATCCCTGGTGGGAAAACGACTATCCGGACAACTTCTATCAGGATTGCTGGTACGAGTGCGGATTCCGTGAATTCGACGGGCCGCCGAAACCTGGCGATATGGTGATCATGCAGGTGCAGGCTGATAAGTGGAACCACGCGGGTATACTGCTGGAGGGTAATATGCTGCTTCACCATCTGTACGGTCACCTGAGTCAGCGCGTGCCGTATGGTGGATACTGGCAGGAAAGGACGATGAAGATTCTCCGTTACAAATCTCTGTGCTAACCTTTTGCAAAACGAAAAAAGGGGTTAGGGATATGAGGAAATTTCTTTCGATATTGGCGTGTAGCCTGGTTATTGTTGGTTGCACACCTTCTGAAAAGGATTTCATTGACATGGGGGAGTCCTTAGTCAAGGACACCCTCAAAGATCCGGAGAGCGCTAAGTTTGAATCATTTTTCCGCGATTTTGGTGAAAATACTGGATATGTTTGCGGTTATGTGAATGCTAAAAATTCATACGGCGCATATACGGGTAAAAAACCATATTATGTGCGGATTGAGGTCAAAGATGGAAAGGTCAATAATCATGGACCAATCATCATAATTAATGACCAAGACCAAAAGAAATTTGATTCCTATGAGTCAATCTGTCAAAAGGACTGATGTGCGATGAAAAAGATTATCTTCCCTATTTTTATCTTCCTGCTGGTGGGTTGTTCTGTTTCCTCATTGGAAGAACAAAAACCTATTCTGTCAGAGCATTCAACAAAAACTGTTGATGAAGTTAACCGTTGCCTTGCTCCTAAATGGGTGGAGCTACGTTCTTCAAGCTCCAGCATACCCACTGAGTCAGGATACAAAATCACAGCATCGGACGATATATTCGGTGCTCTTTCAGTAGTGAATATCGATAAATCAGCGACAGGTGGAAGCGATATAAAGGTTTATGCCGTCGCGAAAGGATGGAACGACCACTGGGCTACGGCCGCCAGATCATGTCTTTGAAAAAGCAAAAATAATCTAAGCCACCTTCGGGTGGCTTTTTTTATGGAGAATGAAAATGTCAGAGGTTATGACCCGAATTGAGCTCGGCGGTGTTTTGGGTAAAACCTACGGGAAGGTTCACCATCGCCTAATAAGAACAACCGCAGAGGCGATCAACTCTCTTACAAAAACAATAGACGGGCTGGAGAAATTCCTGATCACCAGCAAAGCAAGGGGCCTGACTTACGCCGTCTTTAAAGATAAAAAAAATATCGGGAAGGATGATTTTGGTTTTCCGGTAACCGGTGAAGTTATTCGAATTGTCCCGGTTGTAATAGGAAGTAAAAAAGCCGGGGTATTACAGACAATCCTTGGCGCCGTGCTCGTCGTTGTTGGGGTAGCCATTGGCTATTTCTCAGGTGGCACTTTATCAGCGGTGGGATATGGGGCTGCGAAATTCGGTGCAGCCATGATGCTGGGAGGTGTTGTCCAAATGCTATCTCCTCAACCTGCAGGTCTGGCCAGCAAACAAAGCGCAGATAACCGTGCATCATACGCATTCGGTGGTGTAACAAACACCGCGGCACAAGGCTATCCGGTACCGCTCCTTTATGGTCGCCGGCGGATAGGCGGAGCGATTATTTCTGCCGGAATTTATGTCGAAGATCAGCAGTAGATAACAAACCTTTTTTTAGGCCACCTTCGGGTGGCTTTTTTTATGGGCGCAATATGGCTACAGAAAAAGTGTTAAAGGGCCGCAAGGGCGGCAGCTCAAGTTCACGAACCCCAACCGAACAGCCTGATGATCTGCAATCTGTAGCGAAGGCAAAAATCCTCGTTGCGCTTGGGGAAGGGGAGTTTGCAGGGCAGCTAACCGGCAAAGATATCTATCTGGACGGGACGGCCCTGGAGGATGCTGACGGCTCCCAAAACTTCAGCGGCGTGACGTGGGAGTTTCGGGCGGGAACTCAGGCGCAAAATTACATTCAGGGTATTCCCGGTACCGAAAATGAAATTAGCGTGGGCACCGAAGTATCAAGCGCTACAGCATGGACGCGCACGTTCACCAATACGCAGCTTTCAGCCGTTCGCCTGCGTCTGAAATGGCCCTCGCTTTTCAAACAGGAGGACGACGGCGATCTGGTGGGTTACTCGGTCAATTATGCGATTGACCTGCAGACGGACGGCGGCGCATGGCAGACGGTACTCAATACCAGCGTGACCGGAAAAACGACGTCTGGTTATGAGCGCAGCCATCGTATTGATTTACCGCAGGCTGGCAGCACCTGGACAATCCGCCTGCGTAAGATTACCTCTGACGCCAACAGCGCGAAGTTCGGCGACACGATGACGCTGCAGAGCTTCACCGAGGTGATTGACGCCAAACTGCGCTACCCGAACACCGCGCTGCTTTACATCGAATTCGATTCCAGCCAGTTTAACGGCTCTATCCCGCAGATCTCCTGCGAGCCTCGCGGCCGTGTTATCCGCGTTCCAGATACCTACGACCCTGAAACACGCACTTATAGCGGTACGTGGACCGGTGCGTTTAAGTGGGCATGGACGGATAACCCTGCGTGGATTTTTTACGACCTGGTTGTTTCTGACCGGTTCGGCCTCGGGCACCGTTTGACCGCTGCGAATATTGATAAATGGACGCTTTATCAGGTTGCCCAGTATTGTGATCAGATGGTACCAGACGGCAAAGGGGGCAACGGTACCGAACCACGTTATACCTGCAACGTGTACATTCAGGATCAGAACGATGCCTACACAGTCCTGCGTGATTTTGCCGCTATTTTCCGTGGCATGACCTACTGGGGAGGGGATCAGATTGTGGCCCTGGCTGACATGCCGCGCGATGTTGATTACAGCTACACGCGCGCTAACGTTGTTGGCGGTCGCTTCACCTATTCGAGCAGCACCACGAAAAGCCGCTACACCACAGCGCTGGTTTCATGGTCAGACCCGGGTAACGCTTATGCCGACGCGATGGAGCCGGTATTTGAGCAGGCACTGGTGGCGCGATACGGCTTCAATCAGCTGGAAATGACAGCCATCGGCTGTACCAGGCAGTCTGAAGCAAACCGAAAGGGGCGCTGGGGTATTCTCACCAACAACAAGGATCGCGTTGTTTCGTTTGATGTCGGGCTGGACGGAAACATTCCGCAGCCGGGCTACATCATCGCCGTGGCAGACGAACTGCTTTCCGGAAAGGTTATGGGCGGCCGCATCAGCGCCGTTAACGGTCGCGTTATCAAACTTGACCGCGTGGCAGATGCAGCAGCAGGTGATCGCCTTATACTCAACCTTCCCTCCGGAGCGTCGCAGAGCAGGACCATTCAGTCCGTGAACGGGGAATCAGTCACAGTCACCACGGCATACAGTGAGACGCCACAGGCTGAAGCTGTTTGGGTGGTTGAATCTGACGAGCTTTACGCTCAGCAGTATCGCGTTGTCAGCGTAAGCGATAATGATAATGGCACCTTCTCGATCACCGCCGCATGGCACGATCCGGATAAATATGCCCGTATCGATACTGGCGCAATTATCGACCAGCGGCCAATAAGTGTAATACCTCCTGGTAATCAGTCCCCGCCAGCTAACATCGTGATCAGCTCGTTTTCTGTTGTTCAGCAGAATATCAGCGTCGAGACCATGCGCGTCAGCTGGGACCAGGCGCAGAATGCTATCGCCTATGAGGGGCAGTGGCGCCGTAACGACGGAAACTGGGTGAACATGCCTCGCAGCTCCACCACGTCATTTGACGTCCCGGGGATTTATGCCGGGCGCTACCTGGTGCGCGTGCGGGCAATTAATGCCGCTGAAATTTCCTCAGGATGGGGATATTCAGAAGAGAAGACACTGACCGGCAAAGTAGGTAATCCGCCTAAGCCAGTGGGATTCACAGCCACGGGCATTAACTGGGGGATTCGTCTTAACTGGGGTTTCCCGGCAAACACTGGCGATACGCTAAAAACGGAAATTCAGTACACTGCCAACAGTGACTTTTCAGATCCACTCTTACTCTCAGACGTGCCTTATCCCTCTGCGGAATACACCCAGCTCGGCCTTAAAGCAGGGCAGGAATTCTGGTATCGCGCGCAACTGGTCGACAGAACGGGTAACGAGTCCGGGTATACCGACTGGATCAGGGGGATGTCTAACGATAACGCCGATGATTATCTGGGTGATATCGCAGATGATTTCCTAACCTCTGCCGACGGAGAACGCCTAACTGGTGACATCGATACCAACATTGAGGGAATACTGCAGAACGCCCTGGCGAACCACGGAACTGTTGAGCACCAGTGGGCACAATACGGAGAAGTGCGTGCCGATATTCTGGTGGTTAAAACGACGATTGCTGAAGTTGATAATGCAATGGCCGAACTGTCAACGCAGGTGCAGGCGCAGATTGATGATGTTACTGCAGCACTGGAGGACAAACTTACTGCCGTCGTTGATGCCTCTGGCGCTTCGGCTATCTACACCCTCAAAACAGGCGTGAGGATAAACGGCATCATGTATAACGCCGGGATGTCGATTGCCGTTCTGGCGCAGGCAGGGCAGCCGATTGTTACCCGAGTAGGTTTCAACGCTAACCAGTTCGTACTGATGAGTGGCAGTGGCGATACCCAGTATTCGCCGTTCGCTGTGGTTAATGGACAGGTCTTTATCAGCTCAGCGTTTATTCAGGATGGCACGATCACCAATGCCAAAATCGGTAACTTTATCCAGTCCAACAATTATGTTGCAGGGTCGCAGGGATGGCGAATTGATAAAAGTGGAGATTGTGAATTTCACGGCAAACTTTATGCCACAAGCGGTCAATTTGCTTTTAATGGCGTGAATAATACTGTCGTTTTGAATGGTAATGGCGTCACTGTAAATTTATCCGGTGGCGGTCGCGTAGTGGTTGGTCGCTGGACATAAGGTGAAATATGCCGGAAGGAATACTGATAGATTATAATGATGGCCGTCCTGTGATGGCTATTACTGCGGGGCTTCGTGCCCCGTCATTTTGTGCCAGTTTTTCAGGGAACGGAACCGGAGCGAATCAATTTCGCGTCGATACTCCGTTGACTCCTGGTTCTACAGTTTTTGTTTTGCCGACACGTCCTGTTGACATACAGGAGTTTGCCGACAATCAGACATGGATTGTTTTGCCGATATATATGACATCAGTGACAAGAAACGGAGACAGTGGTGTTACTGTTAATGGTACAAACAGGGGCAACTACCAGCGAATACCAAACTGGGCAGGAACTGTATTTGAAATTCTTCCTGCCACTACTTACAACGAAGGACTCCTCGTTTCCAACTCTACTGATTTCACAGCAATTTCAAATCAGGCTAAATTAATGACATGTGCTTATGTTGGCACGGTGACAGTCAACGGCTCGATGGCGCTTCCCGTATCAGGAATACCGTTCGGTAAATGGAATAACAATAATGTGTCTGTAGGGTTTGACGGAACAAATATTATTGTAAGAGACATCAGTTACTCAGGAAGGGATGATGTTACCGCATCTGTAACAATGGACCTGGTAATTTTCAAT